TATCGGGTGATAAGAAAAAATGGACTTTCTGAGAATTTAAATCGGTGGAATTATAGTTCCTATGTTAGAAGAGGGGTATGACATATTGACGAATGACTTTTCTTCATTAAGTCGAAACGAAAATAATAATATTCAAAGATTAGACATTTTAATTTTAGGCTGTGATTGGCTGTCTTAAATTAAGAAAATTCGGAGAAACTTGAACGGATTTTTACCCGAACGCAATCTTTATAGTTATAAATCGGATCTATATTTTAAATTCTCGTAAAGCTCTGTTGTTATAATTTGAGCTTCGGTCCCAACGCCACCTTTTCGGATATTTGCTTTCTCGCAATATACACTGTCGCAAATCATAATAACTTTTACGTCAGATTTGCTTATGGATTCTTCCATAAATTGATATTTATCATGTCCTTCTTTAAGGTGCCATCGATCGAATATAACTTTTATTCCCCATTCAATTTGTAACTCGGTTGCAAAATCAATAACGAATCGACCGTGATCCGCAGTTGACCAACCGTAAGAGATGAAAACTTCTGGACGTTTTTCTTCTGACATTTCTAGCTCTCAGGAATAAGAATACTCGTATTTTAATACTCTAATTCTTTTCCATACTTATTTAGCTACAAACGAATTTTATAATTTTTTACAGCAATTCGTAAAATCTACTCCTCCACGTAACTCGAAGCCGAAGGACCCCACTTGAAAGACACTTGCGTATTCGCCTTCACTTGCCCTTCACTGAATTCATCCACAACGTCCGTAATATACCCGAAGGTCGAAATCTCATCTTCGGGAAATGGATACTCTTTTCTTGGAGTCGTCGTTAGTTGAAACGGCATACCGGGACGGATCGGAATAAACGGAAGATCAAAAGATCCGTTTGCAATTTTTAATTCTTCCAAATTGCAAAAAATGGAAAATAGCATATCTCTGATTCTTGAAAGTTCACCCTTGTAATTTTCTTTTTTCCCGGAACTTAAATTCTCTTCTTTGAATACAAGACCGGGGATCTTTACATGCAAAAGCCGCGGGCCGAAAATCGATCTGATTTTGTCCTCGTATTTCGGTTCGGAAAGCACAGTTCCAAAAGTTTGAAATGTGTTTTGGATAACATGGACCCCTGAGACAACCCCTTCTTCTGACTCTTCAATTTTGAAATTTTTTAGATCGTCTAAAAGAAACACATAACCTGCGTCGATACCGGCGGATCTTAGATCCCGATATTTACCGTCTTTCGAAAAAAAATAAAACGGAGTCGGACGAAAAATTACTTTGGATTCATATCTGCCTACCTCGTATTCTTCGAAACTGCCGGATCCGATTTCACCAAAAGAAACGCCTTTTCCGAAGTGATCTTCAATTTCAAAAGATTCTAACGGATCGACAAAGAGTTCATAGAGCGGTTCACAGAGATAGGAACGAAGAATTTCCCAAAAATTCACATACTGACCGATTGAAAATGAACTAAGAACTTGGGATTCATAAACGAAGTGTTCCGTGTATGCTTTTTTGGGAGGAAGAAAAGTGAGAAGTGCATCCGGATCTTTTTGGTCCGTCGGACAAAGAATCTTTTTGTCTGAATACCGCGGAACATTCAAAAGTTTACAAAAGAACTCGTCCCAAAAGTTCTCTAAAAGGTCCGAGAGTTGACCCTGCAAAAAAACCTTTGCTGCGCTTGTGATTACGCCTGCATAAGATTCTTGGGTTCTCGTTTGCGGTTCTCCTTCGGTTCTTTGAAAATCTAAAAATAGATCCGTATCGGAAAGAACAGTTTCCATCGGTGAAATACTAACAGAAACAAAACTTTTTCCTTCGGGTGAATACTCGCGGTTTGCGGTTTTCACTTTACCTGAGTTTAGTTTTTTGAAACGCACTTCTTTTGAACCATTGGATGAGTTGTCATAATATAAGAAAACGATACTTCTTACCCGAAAAATATCCTTGAACCGCTTTGATTCTCCGTCTTTTATTTCAGATAACGGAAGCGGATCCGCTTCGCCTTTTTGAACTAAATACTCTTCTTGATAGGGAATCGAAAGAGAAATTCCGCCGCGACCGGCAGATAAAGACCTGTGTGACCGGATATGAGTAACGTATTCGATGGGAAAAAATATTCCTCGCGATGAGCCGGGAAGCCTGACTTCAATCCCAAGGCGTTTCGGAGGAATTGAAATATCGGTTCGTTTCGAGATAGAAAGAGTTTCGTCTGTGGATTGAGGCACAAGAGCGAATATATACGAAATCCGTTATATCGGCGGACCCGATTTAGTCGGTGCGAGTGGGCCTGGGCTATACGTATGACCGTGTGAGTTAAACTCCTTACCCGATGATACGATTCCTTCGCCGGATTCAATTTTGCCTGTGGCTTTGATTTTACCTGTTTGGTCGATATCGCCTTGGATTTTTAGATTTCCCTCGATTTCAACGTCAGATTCAATTTTTAGTCTCGAAAGAGTGAATTTTCCTTCTCCCGTTTGGAAGTTCAGTTCAAAGACAATACTTTGTGACGAGTCATACACTTCAATTTTGTTTGTCGTTTGCCGTACCGCATATCCGGATTCGTGAAAATCAATTACGTCCGTCTCCGGATTTAGAAACGAAAACTTTTCCCAAAACCGCGCAAGGTTTGAAAGATCAGTATCTTTTGTCGGGAATGGAAAGACCTGCGTTACAATCGGGCTTCTGTAAGAACCTGACAAAAACTCAACTAAAACGAGTTGGTCTTTTTTGATTCCGAAGGCGCGTCCGTGCGCGTTCCCGGAAGGAAAAAGGGCCGGACCTAAAGTTCGAACGTTTTTAAAAATCTCTCCGAAGGTCGTTATCAAATTCACTCGAAAACGGGGAAGAACTTCTGTAACGCGTGCGATTACAGGAGGCGCAATTCTTGAATCCGGGGACTGCGGCCTTTCCTGCCATTCGAAAGAATCGTTTGAAAAATTTCTCATACAGACAAAACCACGCTACCGCCGGAAATCGATTCGATTCGGAATTGAAACAACAGATTGTCTCCGTCTTGGATTACATTTAAAAAACTCGCGGAACGTATTCGCGGATCGGACCGAAATTGATTTAAGAATTCTTGAATGTATTTCTTTTGAATGATCTCATCGGAATGAATTCCTAAAGGAATCGGATTTCCGAGATTCAACTCTTGAAAGAGCGAGCCTTTAGGAATATCAATCAAGTCGAGCTTTTCGTTTATGAGTGCCTCGTCCCCTTCCACAAGCGCCAAATCACCAGTCGGCGAAACTTCAATTCCACGGTTGGAATTCAGGCGTATATCGCACCCAAGGAGCGCAATTTCCAAATCTTTTGGATTTGGGTCTTCGGGAAGAGTTGTAAAGACGTTTGTATTTGTTGCAAAAGGAATTCGGATTGATCGTTTTAAACTGAGTGAAGAATCCTGAACGTTATTGTACCTTGCAAGGGCTTGACCCAGTTTTAGGTCTCCCAATCTTTCTTTTGCTATACTCTCCCAGGTGTCACCGGGGGAGGTGTAATAGATTCCGAACTCGTTGTCTACGGATGCGTAATTGATCGCGGCCTTGGTTTCAGTTAAAATTTCTTTTGCGGTAAATGCGTATCTGTAAACGTCGTTGTCGATCCAAAGACTCAAATCAGCGTTTGGCTGGAGTGACATTGCCTCAATTGAACCGGAAGAATCGACTGGAATTAAAAGTTGGGAGATAAGGGAAATGAGAGCTTGGCACTCTGTAACGGAAGAGTCCAGGTTTTGGCGGAATTCTGCTTCGTTGGATCTAGCTTTTCTATTTGCCTCATCGATACGATTGGAAATCTCTTCTGCGTGAAACCCACGCCTTTTTTTTTGGATTCCAAAATCTTCTTTTGCACTTTCAAACGTTTTACGCGCAAGTTTACCTTGAGAATCAAATTGATCTTTCATCCTTTCCCAAGAAGTGGAAAGACGTTTTATGCCGGAAGAAAAAACTTTCAAACCGTTTGCGGCTCCGAGAAGCGCGCCGGAAAGTCGGAGTGGAAGATTCACCAAATTTTCAAGTTCGTTTACAAGACCTGCAATCGTCCTAAATGGACTAAATCCAGAGCGAACTAGTTTTCCGGTGATTCGAGATTCCAGTTCTTTTACGACTAAAAGATTTAAAGAATATTTGTACGTATTCGTATCCGAAACCGAACGTGAAATCGTAAACCCATTCGCGGGAACAATCACCTCAACCGTGCGGCCACGATCATAGTCACGGAAAACAAACGCGTGTGTTTTCCAAGTGAGACGTTTTTCAGAAAAAAGTTTTATGATCTCAGACGCCTGCGGGTCCGTGGATCCGTACTCAACTTTTTCAAGACTTCTTGCAAAGTGCAAAAGATACATGAAGTCTTGGAACTCCCCCAACCCTGATCGGAAATCACCACCCGCAAGACTTAAATAACCGCTTCGAACCTTGTCATAGTAGCTTGAGACTTTGTTCTTTAAAATCGCTTTCCCGGCAGAGAACGCGGACTGAATAAATCCGGAACCCGAATCCCCTGGAATTGATGATTTTGGTTTCTGCGGTAGCCCAAGATGGTAAATATGAAACTCACCTTCGAGTTTGATTTCGTGATTGTCCGGTCCGTAATCGATTACGACAACCCCGCCGAACGTTTTTTCGATGTTGGTTCTGTTTTTAAAATTCTCCGTATAGGAGACTGGACCGTTTACAAAGAAATACTCGTTTGAGTTAAGACTTGTATGAGAATAGGTTCCGTTCTTTGCCTTTTCATAGAATGCAAAAGAGAAGACGTTTTGAGCTTCGTATGTCGGGGAAAGACTTCCCGAAAACGCGTTACTCGTTACCGAATTAAATCCTGACTTTGCGACATCTAAAACACCCACGAAAGGGAATTTAAAGCAATCAGTCCAAATCGGAATTTTTTTCCGATTCTTTCTTTTACTCTATTGTCGCGGTAAGTGGCCGCTCCCTACGTTCCAAAAACATTTCTCGAATACGTTCTTGCGATTCAAAACTATCTCTTAGCTTCGGGTTCAAGACTTTCAAACTTCAATCCGGGTTCACGGATTTCCACTTGGATTTCTGCAATCGCTTCTGTACTTGCGGAAGGAGATTTAAGAACCAAAAACGGTTTTGATTACACCGTCCTCGAAGGAATGTACCGCGTTCTTGGATATTCAAGACTTCCCGGACTAAAATCGGTTGGGATTGTTCGAATCGAACATTCCGGTCATACGCAGGTAGTAGAGATTGGAGTGTTTACACTCGATCTTTTCGGGCTTAGTTTTGGATCGGTTGCACCCGTTACGATTGCAGTCGGAGACACTTACGCAGAAATCGAACTCCGCGCAAAAGAACCCGGATCGGATTACAACATTCGAAGGCTTTCGATTAACACAAGCGAAGGTCTAGGAACCGTAAGCGTTGAACTTCCTCCAAATACAAGGATTTGGAACCCGACGGATTTCGCCGGAGGAACAAACAAAGAATCCGAAGAAAGTAGGCTAAAGACGTTTCAGGAATTTTATTATCTCACTCGGGCGCTCGACTCCCCTCGGAATCTATACCGCTGCGATTTCGATTCCGGGGATTGCGGGTGTGCAGCTCACAACGAATAAAAATCCGGTCTCTGGAGAAACTGAATTCGGTTGGATCAATCTTTATGTTTCCGATGGAACTTCAAACCCTCCGCAGACCCTTTTAGACCTCGTTCAAAAAACAATCGAAGGGGATCTAGAAGATCCGGAGAACTTTCCGGCCTACGCCGCCGCAGGAACCCAAGTCTGCGTTTTTAAAATCCCCGTAATCGGGATCAGCGTTCGTTTTGAACTCGATATATTTAAAAACTCGCAACTTTCTCAAGAAAATGCGCTCATCATAGCGACTAACGCTCTCACGTCTTACATAAACACGTTGGCAGTTGGCTTTGATGTTTTACTCAAACAGATTGAGGCAACGATTCTAAAATCTCATCCGGATTTTTACCGGGTTCGAGTCCTTGAGTTTTTTGGAAAACTGTCTAATGATCCGGTCCCCTCCCCTCTTCCAACACTTGCAGACATATCCGTTCCCTCGACTCACCTTCCGAGAACCGGCGGTACGTCGGGAGGTTTGATTTCCGGAAGTGCAACAAAAGTGGATCCGGCATGACAGACAACAAATTACTCGCGAGACTTCCTCAGTTCAACGAAACCGATCCTGTTTTCAAAGAACTCTTCGCAGACAAAGAAAGACCCGAACTTTCTCCTCTAACCAATATCAATGATATAAACGTCGGTGCTACATACAACTCGGTTGAGTGGCATTTGCGGTATCAAGAACTTGCGGTCAAGTGTTCGATTCTTACCGATGCGGAAGGTCATTTTTTAAGTAAGTGGGCGGAGTTCCTCGGAATCGAACGCCCTGTCGGGATGAATGATCCCGAGTTTGTCGGGTACATCCTTGGTTATGTTCTTTCAAACGAACCTACTATCACAAAGATTGCACAACTTTTTCCGCGCCCGACCTTTGCGGTTCTTCGTCCCGACGAGCTAGGTTTTGCAAGTGACGTCTCGGCAACGGACCTTAGTCTCACTCTTCCAGGACCTGGAACAAAAGCTGTCTCTTCAATCATTACCCCCGATCGTTTGGTCAGCTATATCATATCAAACGACCTTTCGAATTTCACCGACCTTTTACTCACCGAACTAAACCGAATTCTTGCGGCGGGTACAGCCGTATACATTGGAGAAACTTAAACATGTCTGAGGCTCAAGTAACTATCACAAATAACGAAGTCAAAATTTACTACCAAAACCAATTTCAAAAAATTACTGCACAGGATATTAACAGAATGTCGGGTGCGGAGACTGAAAACTCGATTGTTCCGGTTCTTTTATCCACGATTCTTGCAACGATCGGTCAGGACTCTGAAACCGCAATTGGTTTTGAAATAACATTCGTAAATTCGAATACAATCCGGGTTAGTTCAGGGATTATCATTCGAACCGACTCTGTGTATATCGTACCCGAGCTTTTACTTTCGCCGAGTTCCGGTTCTCTCGAAGGAATCTTCGAAATTGAACTCACGTCCTCTCTCACTGACCAGAAAGCGGTTCCGCTTTTTAACACTCAAACGGAAAGATTCACTCCACAAGCGCGCCCGACAAGGAAAACTTTCTCCTCGCAAGTGTTCGAGCAGTGGTCGGCTGTTTCTGGAACTCCACCCGTATCAAATAACAGAATTGGTCTTTTGTCATATCGAAAGAATTCGGTCGGCGGTCCTGTCACCACTCTTTCCCGACTTCTTCCCGTATATGATCCGAAACTCATCGGAATCGATGTGGATCTTGATCCCGGTATCGGGGAAAATGATTCACTCGCCGAAGCCATCAACTGGATTTACAATCACTTCGA